TGGATTTGGTTGGTTACATGGAAGCTATCGGTAAAGATAGAACTATTTCTTTTGACCCGTGCGAGAAGTTCTACGGCAAGAACACATGTAATCTTCCTTCTCGTATCAAGATACCCGTTATCATTGATGAGTCCGGTACCGTAACGGGTAAGAATGATTTTATGACGAATATCATTAATACCTACAAGGGGTATCAGACCAAACAAACGGAACTATCTTCCGAATATGATGCTATTCTTGACGCTATCCGTGACACGGTGGAACAAGTAACAGATGTTCAATCTGCCAATTCTGTTCGGGAAGCTATTGCGGGAATGACGCATATCTTTGATAGTAAAGTTCGGGCTGGCATGCTGCTTAACGAGAAATGCAAAAAGTTAGGTTTGAAGTTCAATAAACTCAGTAATAAGTATGAGCCGGCAGCCTAAGTACAGATTCTACCCGTCACTGCTCGATAAATTCGAGCAGTATTTACGGGCTGATGAGCAGGTAGAGAGCTTCTGGAATGTCGATAATGAAACGGGAGAATACAAGAAAAGTCCGGAAGAAATTGAAGCGGAGCTGAAGCAAAGCCTACTTGATGCGATAAACCGTGTCCCGTTTGAGAGTGAGGCAGCTGATAAAGGAACGGCCTTTAATGCTGTCATAGACTGCTATATCCACAAGAAAAAGCATATACCAAGCGAACGGGAGCCATACACCATTATCGGTGATGGAGAAACGAATACCATTCAGGTATATTTTCCTGCTACTGATATCGCGCCAGAGCGTAATTTCTTATTTGACCGTAGCTGGTGTATAGAGCAGTCGAAGTATTTTTCCGGTGCATTGTCCCAAGTCTTTGTGTCCGCAGTCATTCCCACTCGCTATGGTGATGTGGAGCTTTATGGGTATATAGATGAGCTCGTTCGTGATACCGTATATGATATCAAGACAACATCTAAGTATGATTTTGGCAAGTATGAACACGGCTGGCAGCGCCATGTATATCCTTACTGTCTGATTGCTTCCAGTCAGATGGAAAGCGTGAAAGCGTTTGAGTACACTGCCTATCAGATGAAGGGCGGTACCAGCCGGACGCCACTAATTAGCGGAACGCAATACCCGGAATACTACACTTATAACCATGAACAGACGGTTAAGCTGCTTACGGCACACTGCGAGCATTTCATAGAGTTTTTGGAAGCAAATCGAGACATTATTTCTGATAAAAAAATCTTTGGATTAGAGTAATGGCACAAGAAGCAATTCTGGAAAAGGTCAACGGCGAGGTACACATAAGCAAGTCTTTTGACTTCATGTGTTCCCAGCTTCGTAATGGTCGGTATCGTGTAAAAATCGAAAGGTTCACAGAGCCAAGGACGCTGTCACAGAATGCGCTTATGTGGTTGTGGTTTACTTGTATTGAGCAGGAGACCGGGACGGACAAGCAGGATGTACACGATTACTATTGTAACCGCTTTCTCAGAAGGACTTCGTATTTCAGAGGAAAAGAAATGGTCATTGCCGGAAGCACATCGAAACTCAATACAGTGCAGATGACTGACTTTCTAAATAAGGTTCAGGCCGATGCTGCTGCCGAACTGGGAATAACGCTCCCTCTTCCGGCTGACCGTTACTATAACGAATTTATTAACGAATATAAAGACAGGAGGTAGAAATGAATATCACCAAAGCAAAAATCACGAAAGACAACACGCTTGTTGCCTCTTTCAAGAACGAGAATGAGGACAATGTAACCATTGAGGGAAAGAATCTTATCCATAAGGATTTGCGTGCAGCGTTTAACGAATTGATTCCTCACCTTGCTTTCCTCTGTGAGCAGAAAGAAGCTGATGGAAAGGACTCCATAGATGAACTGCCGGAAGAAATCTTCTCTACATTCGAGGTCACGGGCTACACAGTTAGCGGTTCGGATGACAATGAAGGTGTGGTATTGGTTGGAAAACGTTTTCTTAAAAGTAAGAAGGTGCTTAACCTTATAGCTCCGTTTACCATGTTCAACAATGAGAACGAGGAATATAAGCATGCATTCGAACTGCAGCAGGCAATTGAGGCATGTAATTATGAGGTGGAACAGTATCTTACCGCTAAGAAATGGGCGGTAGTCCAGCAGGAACTTCCGTTCGATGGGGATATTCCTACGGACATTGCAGCCGACCCGGTGGGAGATGCTGCATTTGAAGAGGAAGCGAATGAGTTCCTTAAACAAGTGGTGGAACAGAGTGGCACTACTCTGACGATTGACGGGAAGAAAGTGAAGCCGAGAAACAAAAGTAAAAAAGTGAAGATTAAAGAGCCGGCAGCTTGATATGGCAGCACCTTTTTGTATCACCAAATATCCGGACGGCTTCAAACTGAAATTCATGTATCATCCGATGTTGGTTAAATGCGTGAACAATATTCCATCAGTCAAGGCTAACGCAAAGAAAGCATATCTTTTCAATGAAAAGGCGTGGTGGGTTGACTTGGCTGATGAATGGTATGTTGATACAATGGCGAAATGGGCGGTACAGCAGGGATTCTGCGGTTCCGTACAACGGTCGGAGCAAAGAAAGGTCGATATGAGTTTTGACATTGCTCCGATGCCGCAGCTGACCGTTCCCCACGGATTGCTACTTGAACCGTACGATTACCAGAAGGAGGGCATAGCCTATGCTCTGGCCCATAAACGGTGTATCTTCGGTGACCAGCCGGGACTCGGTAAGACCTTGCAGGCAATAGGCACGGTGACGATTGCAAAATCCTATCCGTGCCTTGTTGTATGTCCGGCAGCACTTAAAATAAATTGGCAGCGTGAGTTCAAGAAATTTGCTGGAAAGCAGGCGCTAATCCTTGATGATAAGAACAAAAATACTTGGCAGCGCTTCATTGAAACCAAGTGTTGTGACATCTTCATCACTAACTACGAGAGCTTGAAAAAGTTCTTTGTATTGGATGTGAAGAATGATACGCGGTTTACGCTGAAATCAATCACCTTTGGCCCACGTATAACCCTTTTCAAGTCTGTAATCATTGACGAGTCGCATAAGTGCAAGTCTACCAAGACCCAGCAGAGCAAGTTTGTTGAGGGCATTTGTAAAGGCAAGGATTTCATTCTTGAACTGACGGGAACACCGGTAGTGAATGACAATACTGACCTTATACAGCAACTCAAGATAATGGGACGGTTGGAGGATTTTGGAGGGTATAAGACATTCACCGAACGTTTCTGTAATGGGCCGAAGAAAGCCTCCAATCTGAAAGAACTGAACTGGCGCCTTTGGAATACCTGCTTCTTCCGGCGTGAAAAAGCTAAAGTGTTGACGCAGCTTCCAGACAAGACACGTCAGTATATTGAGATGGATATCACTACGCGGTTGGAGTATGAGAAAGCGGAAAGCGACCTCATACAATATCTGCGTGTCTACAAGAATGCGGATGATGAGAAGATAGCCAAGTCCATGAGGGGCGAGGTAATGGTTCGTATGGGCATTCTGAAAGCCATCTCTGCACGTGGGAAAATCAAGGCGGCTGCCGAATTCATCCATGACGTGATAGACGGTGGAGAAAAACTGATTGTCTTTGCCTACCTAAAAGAAGTAGTGTTGGAACTGAAGAAGATGTTTCCCAAAGCTGTAACGGTTACGGGTGAGGATAACGCTACGCAGAAACAGATGGCTGTGGATGCTTTCCAGAACAATCCGGATTGTACGTTGATTATCCTTAACTACAAATCGGGCGGTACCGGGCTCACCTTGACTGCTTCCAGCCGTGTAGCCTTCATCGAGTTCCCATGGACTTTTTCTGACTGTGAGCAGGCAGAAGATAGGGCACACCGTAATGGGCAGAAGAATAACGTTAACTGTTACTACTTTCTTGGTAAGAATACCATTGATGAATACATGTATGATGTTATCCAGCGAAAGAAAGGTATAGCTAACGGTGTTACCGGAACGGATGATGTGGTTAAGGAGAATGTAGTAGATATGGCTATGGACTTATTCAAAGGAAGATTATGAGAAAGAAACAAACTACACCGCAATCGGAAAGTCAGATACAGCATAGCTGTCTGACTTGGTTCCGGATTCAATATCCGTCTTTGAGTCTTATGTTGTTTGCTGTCCCAAATGGTGGCAAGCGTGATGCCAGGACTGGAGCACAAATGAAGTACGAGGGAAGTGTAAGGGGTGTTTCCGATTTGATACTGCTTGTACCTAAGAAAGGATTTTCCGCTCTTTGCATCGAAATGAAGAGACCGAAAGGGAAACAAAGCGAGGAGCAGATAAGATGGCAGAGAGAGGCTGAAAAGTTCC